ATTTGGCCTGTAAACTCTTCGGTAATTACGTACGTACTACCCTTTATAACCGTGCCGTTAGCAGTGCTTGTTGTTCCAGAACCTGAATTAGCCAGACCATACAGCGTCATGGTTACCTGCGGGGCAACGGCGGTTGGGGTATTTGTAGACGCACCAAAAGTTAAGTCAGGTAAGACGCGCCACACAAAACCAAAGTTGTGACCATCACCAATGTCAAATTCAGACGAGCTAATGTAAGCATCAATCGCAACAGCAGTGCCGGTCGTATTGTCATTCAAACCTGTTTCGTGGTTAATTAAATTACCTGTCAGCGCAGTGCTGTTGTACTTGGCGGCAATAGGAACGGTCTGCAAACCAGAGTCAAGCCAAGCCGTGCGTTCCATCGTGCCGTAGTACCAGATTTTTTCTTGGTAGTTATAAATAACGTACTTGTCCACGGCAGTGGAATTGGCTGAGCAGTAGAACCACCAGACCTCATTAAAGCCTTCGCTTGTTCCGGCAAAAACTTGTAGTGATTGATCTTGGTTTAAGTCTTGGAATACGTGGCGGCGCAGGTCGCAAGTTAGTGTGTTGACTCGGCCATCGTAGACGTAGAACTTGTCTACGCCCATCCAGTACACAATACCAGAGGCAATCACAGCCGAGTTAGGACTCATGATAGAGATGTTGTCACCAAGCAACTGCGGTGCCCACACGTAAGGGGGGCCAAGATACTGGAGCGAGTAGATACTTGAGTCAGTAAACACTACAAACTCTTGACGAGTCTGCACTATCGTGACAATTTCCGAGCCGTGCGACACCCGCACAAAACCTGCTTGGTTAGTTGGGTCTGGCGTCCAGTTATAAACATCATCTTGCGCTGACCAGCGGATCAGCATTGGGTCAAGCACTGCACTGTTGTAGTCGTTACAACCAAATGCAATTAAGAAACGTGACGTATCTGACACCGTCATGTTGCTCTGTATTGTGGGCACATCTACAATTAAAGACACGTACACCCCTGTGCCCGTAGAAGACGTGTTGACTTCAGCGCCAGCGGCGTCAAGCAAATTAAACGTCAAGCCGTTGACGTTGTACACATAGTATGTAGTACTTGCAGAAATGCCTGTAGGTAGTGCTGTGGTAGCTGCAAATTGAATTGCCGCGCCTTCGGTATAAAGTATGGTGGAGGTCACCACAGTTGGTGAAGCGCTGGTAAAGGTTACTGTGCCGCCAAGTGAGTTAAGCAAAACACCACGGGTAGTAACTCCGTTGGTTGCGTTCCAGTAATAAATACCGCCACCACGAGGGCCGTAAACTAAGTCTTCGCCGTAGTTAATCTGGTTCCATAGGCGCAAAGCAGAGGTAGATGTGCCGCCGTTACCCCATGTAGTGCCGGTTTGACCCCAAGTGCCAGCGCCCCAGCCTGTCAACGGAACGGGGATAGCAGGGCCAACGTTAATTTGATACGTGCCTACAACAGAGGCACCGCCTGTAGCGCCAGCCGCAATCACCGTTGGAGAGGTGGAAATTGTGTATGTGTTGGCTGTTAAAACAGTAACTTGAAACTGCGCATTAAGAGTCGTAGCGTATGTGCCTGTGGCCCCAGAAAAAGTAACAAAGTCGCCCGTTACGCAGCCGTGGTTTGTGTCTGTAACGGTAACAGTTGTGGTGCCGTCGCCTACAAAAGTTACATCGCCCGCCGCAGTAGTTAGCCTAATAGGAGTAACGTCGTAGTAGAGGCCACCCTGTTCAATATAAAACTTAAGGTTTGTACCAACCCCAATTACGTTAGTGCCGTCAAGCAGCACCCAATTCCATAATGAACGGCACACACCAAGATAGTTAGACGCAGAAAAGGGTTCCCAGCCACCAAGAATTTCTGGGTTGCCTTGACGGAAGCGAATTTTGTCGCACTCGTACCAACCACCTTCAGTGGTGTAGCGAGTGTTCTCTTTATTGACCCCCGGCTTAAACAGTATTTTTTGTAATGGCATCGGTCAATCCAGTAAGGCGCACTCAGCCGTGCGGCGTTTTAACAAGCCCGGCAAAACCTTGCCGCCACCTTTAGTCCAGAGCATCAGTTGTTCTTTTGCGCCTTCCCAATCATTGGCGTTGATTTTCCTCTTTAACGTGCTTGTTTGCAAGCGCCCCGTGCCTAAATTGTAAGCAAAGTCCACAATGGCATTGCACTTACGAACGTCAGTAATCAAGCCGGGGCAGTTACGCAAAACTCCGGGTAGGTACGTATGCTCAAGCTCAATCATCAAAAGCGCCCGTGCCGTGGGTTCATCCATCGGCGGGTCTTCTAAAGTTACTTTGCGCTTGTCTGCGTAGTAAGTAGAACCGTAGCCAATTGTGGCTACGTTGGCAGGGCAAAGATACGGCTTGGAGCGAAAGCCCTCAAACCGTCTGCACATCTCTGCGGCTAGTTCTAGGTTCATAGCCCGCGTTGCTTCAGAGTTCTATCGAGGAACCAATAGTTAATAGTCCCAGATAACAAGGCTGAGAAGTCTGGTGTCATCATGGTTTTAAACACTTCAATAGCTGGCGCACCTGCAAGCCATGCGTTCCATGCAAACCATACGTGGACAAAGCTCCACACAAACAGCACCCAGTAAGTTACGACTGGCCTAACGGAAGCAGACAGACTAGCCGCCCAACCACCCGCCGCTTTGACCATTTGAGCTTGTTGCTCAATTGCGTTGTTAAACGCATCCATAACACCTACGTCAATAGCCGCTTCTCTTTGAGCGCCTATCTCGGCTAACTTCTGTTGCCCACGGATTTGCTCCAACTCGCACTGACGGCTAAACATTGCCATCTCATGCAGGCGCTCGTTCTTCTTATCAAAATACTTGAGCACCTCGGGGGCCATGCGGAACAAGCCGCCAAAGATGGAGCCTAGTAAGCCCCCAGATAAAACATCAAACATTTGATTCCTTTATCGTAAACATTAGATTCTTGTGCGAAGGGTAGTTCACAATAACTTCACCCTCTGGGCACTTGTATTTGATGTGCGCCATTAAAGTAGCAACGCCGGGCGTCACTTGTGAAGTCGTGTCTAATTTGAACTTATACCCAAACTTATCCACTGTGTCGCTGGCTGGCCCCGAGAACGTTGCAATGCTAGGCTTGGCTGGATGTACGACCAACTCAGAATCCCGCACCTCTAGCTTGAATGACGTAACTTCACAGTTGTCCCTGATCTTCTGACGAGCCACTACAACCTTAAATTCGCCGTTTGCAGGCGCATCAGATATTTGAAAGTGCTCTGGTGCCCACTTGAGGATGTCTTTATGGAACACACCAAACTTGTCGGCAAGCGTATAGCCGCCACCAATCATGGCAGTTGAGGCAGTTACTGCGCCAATAATTTTAGTGTAATACTCAAGTTCCATTTCACACCAAACTCCATGCAATCATGTACGTGCTATAGATGACGAAGGCCACTATACAGGCTGCCGCAATAAGTGCTTCAGCCCAGTCTTTCATGTCTACCCCTGCACCGCGTTAATTGTTACCGTGCCGGTATCGTGGTCAATTACCATAAAACCCATACAAGCTATATTCCAATCCGGCCCATCAGATACTTCACTCCAAGAAGCCACATTTAGTTTTACTTCCGCAGCCAAGTATTCAACATCGTTTTCAAACACGCGCCACACATGAAGCATAGTCCCACGATCAGGTTGACCACGAGACTTGTTAAAACGAATTAAATACTTGTTCATTCAGGCTTGGCAGGCCACTGAATGTTAGATGGGAACCCTGCTTGTAAACGAACCTCACGCAAAGCGCGGCGGTACTCAATCCACAAAGCCTTGTCACCAGAAGTCATGGGCACATCTGACAGCATTGACCAGTCAGACTCTTGAAGCATCTGTTTGGCTTTTTCCCAAGCTAGTTCGGCTTCGGTGGACGGCGCAGGATCAGCAGGAGCGTCACCCACAACAACCCATCCTTGGTCAGCGTATGCTTCACCAAGCCAAGACAAGTCACCAAGCTGGTCTTGAATACCAGCCAAGCCAAAGATCGGCCCCCAGTTTTCAGGAAGCTTTTGAGGCGCGTTTAGTGCTTCGTTTGTCGACAGTTTTTTTAGTTGCCATAGTTGGCTCATGATCTGACTCCTTCTTACGGGCGTGCCCGTGACTGTAATCGTACTCTTTTTGCGCTAAGTTATCGGCAACAATTGCTTCTGCTTGCGCTTGGTCAAAATTGGTTGCCCCAAGTTGGTGAAACACCGCCATATCATTTACAAACGGCGCATGACCATTAAGGTGTTTTTTCTCAGCTTCACTGACACGCCATTCTCTCCAACTTGAGAAGTCTTGTCTAGGCGTAAGTGCTAAATGACAGCCCACATTAGCGGCAAGTTGATGAATCAACTCAATGACTTCTACGGGCTGCATTGGACTCCAAAGCACCGACCCGTCATTACCACGCATCATCAACTCAGTTGTACCACCAAAGCAAGTACCAACTGTTACAGAACGGGCGCGAGTAAGCGAAGATTCAACGTTAGCAATGTCCTGTTTGGCTTGTATTTCAGCAAGTTTATTTTTGATTTCTTTTTTCATTGTGGATTCCAAGAAATGTTAATCTGCCCTCCGGGGCTGGCTACGCTAATTGGGTAAGAGCTTCCGGGAGTTACTGGCGTGTTAGGGTACGCTGTTGGGCTTCCCGCGTTCCCAGCATTGCCCGGGTTACCCGGATTTCCAGCATTACCGCGCCCTCCACCGCCACCGCTACCGCCATAATTACCCGTAGGAACACCGCAACCCCTGTTTGCGTATGCTCCCCCTCCACCAGCACGAACATTTCCACCAGCTTTTGAAGGGTTTGGGCTAAATGCGCTCCCCCTACCACCGCCCGGAGTGCCACCCAACCCAGTCAAAGGGCTAAAATTACTTGGAGAATTTCCGGGAGTTCCCGGATTGGTGTCACCTGCACCGCCGCCACCAATTGCTATACTCTGCGCCCCCGATCCACCAGTACAAACTCTATTAGCACCTGCGCCACCTCCAGTTGTACCGCCAGCGCCACCAATTCCTGAAAGCGGATTGGAAAAAGTTATACTAGGAAAAGGAGCAAATAAGCAAGCGTTGCATGGTGTGCCACCAACACCACCTGTACCACCAGAGCCGCCTGTACCACCATTACCACCATTCCCCGCACTACCTCCGGGAAAAGTTTGTGATAACCCAGTGGAACTATTGCCTGCGTTGCCGGGGTTGCCTGTAGTGTTACTTGGATTTCCGTTAGAACCGGTATTACCTGAATTTCCTTGAGCGCTGAAGTTAGGCCCAACATTACCCCCTGTTGCTTTTCCAGTACCGCAACAAATTGGGTTATTTCCGCCGCCTATTCCTCCAGAGTCTCCGCCACTTCTATATCCACCACCACCGCAAAAACAATACGCATAAGATCGACCGGGGCCTCCTCCTGCGCCCCCCAACCCGCCGTTGCCAGAACCTCCAGCATTGCCCGGATTACCAGCACCGCCAACACCTGTGATAGTTACTACAGAAACGCCTAGAGGCACAGAAAACGTGCCGGGCGAATTAAATGTTTCTGAACCGCCGGGAACAACCGCTTTGCCCCCAAGCACGCCAATTTTTGATGATCCAATAGCCATTACATCCTCCGAGAAGAACTTGGGAAACCTAAACCTTGGCGACGATCCCATTTATAGGAAGCGTTTGGCCCGTTTTTATCCACGTAGTGAAGCATGAATTGTGCATTGAAATCAGCGTGTTGCAAAGGCTCCCTCCAATGCTCAACCACACAACCTTGGTACACCACCGCATCGCCGGGGTTTAACACGCATTCAACAGGTTCACGCTCTGGGTGCTGACACCAAATCGACCAAGGCTCACCGTTGATGGCCACGT